ATTCAATACTTGTTAATGCTCTATTTGCACCATCTACAATAACTTTAAAGAAATTACCTACTGCACCACTACTTAAAGACTTTGTAAATGTATTTGCTAATTCGTTAACTGATGATTGTAATGTATTTACTTTTTGGGTAATACTATCCCCATAGGTTTTATCTAATTCATCAGCTAATTTAGGTAAGTCAGATGCAAGTACTTGACCTTGCTCTAACATCTTATTTAACTCTTTTGTTGATACCCCAAGCCCCTTAGCCAATAAAGCTACTGCACCTGGCAACCTTTCGCCTAATTGACCCCTTAACTCCTCTGCTTGTATGCTACCTTTAGAAAACATTTGCCCTAAAGCGTTTAAAGATAACTTAACATCTTCTGATGATAGTTTTAATACTGCTGCTGATTTAGTAACAGAATCAAATATTTTATTTGTGCTTTCTAATGTTTGCCCTGATGATATTGCTGCTGCTGCAAATGATTTATAAGAAGTCGCTAAATCTAAAAAATTTAACCCTAAATAATCAGCACTTTGTGAAAGCCTATCTAATTGGGCTACTGCTAATTCTGAACTTCCTAAAACTTGTGTTAATGCAGACTTAACTGAATCTAATTTTATGCTTTCTGAAAAGGCTCTACCTACTGCCTCTGTTGCTGCTTGTAATGATATGTAACCTACTACTAAATTTTGTAGCTCACTACCTAATCCTTTAAATGAGCTTGCTGCTTTACTAGTTGATGCTGCTGACTTATCAGCAAAACCAGTTATTTCAGTATTTGCCTTATCTAATTTGTTCGATAAATCCTTTATGTCAGCAGTCAGCGATACTATTAATTCCTCTTTCATTTCTTTTAATTGATTCTAAAATCCTATCTCTATCTGCCTCCGTTATCCTTTTTCTTTTCCTTACTGCTATCTTATCAGTCCATAATGGCATTAACTGATTAGGTGTCTTTTGATGCTGACGAGATACGTTAGTATTTAAAATAAATGAATACATTACTCTAAACCTATCCCACTCCGTAGCTTCCTTTTTTGCGTTATGAATTACTAACCTTAAATAATCAACAAATCTTAAATTCCAAAATACATCTGGCATTAAGCCTAAATTGATAATCGCATTATCTAGCAAGTCATCCCACGTTATTTTTTTTTTTCTTCTTCACTATCCGAACTCATCGCTTTTAATGCTTTTAGCATTTCATTCGTTAAGTTTACCACGCTATTCATAAACTCCTTTATAACCGTTAATTGGTCGGTGTAACTTACATCATCCATTAACTTAATAATATCGTCTTTTGTTAAGTCAAGCACTTTGCCGTTACTCTTACACCATCCCACCAAACCACATAGAATGATATCAGCAGTCATTTCAAGTTGTGAGTAATTCTCATCCACCTGCTTAATACTGCCAATATCAGTCCCAGTAATTTTAGTATAATGCTCTAATGCGTAATTTGCAAATTTTAACTGCCTTACTTCGTTTCCAAGTTTAATTTCGATTGTTCCTGCCATTATGCAATAATTGAAGATACCAATGCACCAGTTCCTGCGAATGATATTGTACCACTTGCTTTATCACCTTGTGGCCCTGTAAATGTTACATTATCAACATAAGCAGTTCCTACGAATTTTGTATCACCAATTACACCATTTGTAATGGTTAATACTAAAGCAGTTTTATCATCCCAAGCATCAAACATATTAGCAGCATCCCAATCAGAAGATACAAAATCTACGTTAATATCAGCTGTTGCACTCCATTCAGAGTTACCTGCTAAAATTTCTTTTCTACCTCCACTATTTTTGCTTGTAACCTCAAACATATTAGTGGACATTGTTAATTCGACATTTGTTAACTCTGCAACTTGCGTAGTGTCAACTTTGATTATCATTAAATCGCCATTAAATACCATTTTTCTTTATTTTAAATTGTTAAACTTCTTGAATTGTGTGATTAAATCTAATTATTCTGTTTACTAAAATTCCATCGCTTACCAACTCCTCAAAGCTATTTGTACTTTCTAACTCCGATTTTATCATATAAAAATCAGGCGATAAGTCTAAATATCCTGCTTGTCGTGTTCGTATTCTTTGGATTATTTGGTCTGAAATATTACTCGCTTGTTTTTTACCTCCAAAAGCATTTAAGTACTTCGTTACTACTCTGCACTCAAAAATTACCTCTTGCCCGTAACTCGATTTACTACCCTCGCCTAGTTCAGTAGCAAACACATCGGATAAAAGCACGTAGGGCTGTACTGCATCAGCAGGGATTGAAGAACTATCATACACTGGTATAGTTGCCCCATTGTAAGACAAAACCCCGTCAAGGGCTTCAAAATACTTCTCTTGTAATATAGCGATGCAATCTTTCATTACACAAAAATACTAAAAATTTTAGCAATATTCAAACAGCTTTTTTTACTAATGCCTTTATTGATTGAATAAACTCTTTTCGATACTTGTAGTATGCAGGGAATAAATATGGATGGGCTTTAATTGTTCCTTTACCATCTTTGTAATAACTCGTAGCAATACGTTTCATTTCAGGGGTGTAACTCCCTTGCATTTGTAAGTAACTTTTTCCAGTTCCAAATTCAAAATAGGCTGCCATTTCTCCACTTCCTGAATCCCCTGCTTGTATAATGTAAGATAACCCACTTTTTGTAGGATTGTGATGTATGTCTATCTTTGCCCACGTTGCAGGTATTGAACTTGCATTTGTTTGGGCTTGTGCTGCTATCTTTGCTCCGTACTTCTCTACGTTCATCTTTACCCCCTCCTCAATAGCTTTACCCTTGCTTTTGATTGCGTTCGTTACCGTTGTTACTCCTCGTACTTTCATTTCTTTATTAAGTCCCCTTTAGCATCTTCTTTAGGTAGGTAGATTGTTGAACATTTGCAGTTTATTACGTTTTCTGCTCCACCTCGACTATCCCCTGCATAATACATTTTAACTCCACCCACTATAAATGGTTTATCTTTGTCGATAGGTTTGTTTTGTGATACTTGAATATGCGTTTCTCTAGGCTCTTTAGGATGACCTTTTACCCATTTCTTCTCATACAAATAAACGCTTTCATCTATCTGTAAATCCTTTGCTTTCTCACTTGCCATCAATGTTTCAGTCTTGCTTATCATTAATGCTCGTGCTTTTACGTTTATTCTGCCCTCTAAACCACTTCCATTGCTTCCTAATGTATAGCTTTCAATCCTTTTCGATAACTGCCTTGTAGTATCTCCTGCTTCAATTCCATCGGTAAATGCCTTACTTACTAATTTCCTTGTGGTATCGGTTATGTCCTTAATATGCTGACCTCCGATTGTGTTTAGATACTCCTGCATTTGTGCCTTAAATATATCAGAGCCGAAACCAACAGAAATATTAGCACTATTTGGTAAAGACCTCATAAATAACTGATAAGTCTTTTTTGCTGACCTATCGCCTACAATAGAAATAAACTCGTTAAATGCTTGTTGAATCGGTAGCGTAGTGATTAACTCAGTACTCATCGCATTAATTAGAACTATCTGTTGCGTCCCCTCTAATGATGCAAGTATAGGCTCTATCTGTTTTTTCAATGCCTTTGAAAATTTAGCATAACCCAACAAATATAAACGAAGTCTAAACGCTTCCCACTCTTTATTTATTTTTTCTTCTCTAGTCATTAGTGTAGTCGAAGTTCTTTAGGTTTGCATCCATTGGTACAGAAACTTCATCTAACGGCACATAACTTGTCGGTATATACACTTTATCCATTAATGCATCGGTGCTTACCTCACGCCCCATTTGTGCTAACTTCTGATTAGGAGTAATCCACCAAGCCTTATCTAAAGCGTCAACAGTTTCTTTTAGATTCTGTTGCATTTCCTCAAAATGAGAAATATCATAACCTACATAGATACGAGGGTCTTCGATAATATCAGTATAAGCATCAGCCAATAAGTTCAACATCGGTGTAATTACATTATTAACTAATGATTTACTCGCTTCTTTTTTATTGTTGTACGATGCTGAATCTAAACTAAATAATATAGGGTCAATACCAAAACACTTTGCAATCATTTGCTCATCAAACTCAATAGATTTTAACACCTCTAAATCAGCAGGGCTTAATCCTATTTGTTGGTAGTTTACAAGTCCATTAGTAGCAGTTATTCTATGTGAGTTATTAGTTCCAGTACTCTTTTGTGCTATCTTCTCGTTTAGGTGGTCTAATTGCTCAACACTCATAGTCATATCCTTATCAGCACTTGAAATAAGCCCTGATACACCACCATTTAAGAACGCTTTAATCTTTGCATTTGTACCCTCATTTGAACTCTGTACGGTGTTTAATGCTGCTTGTAATGGTGCTTGTCCATATAACTGACTTCCTGAAATATCCCAATTAGGATTAAAGTATTTAACGTGGATAATCTCTTCGGGACTGAATGTAACCTCTTGATTACCTATGATTAACTTGTAACCCTTAATAGGCTCAAATTGTCCACCTCCGATAATCTGTACATATTGAGAAGGTAAAGCGTAAACCCTTGCCGTTTGCCCTTTGTTCGCTCCTGTTTGGAATTTAATTCGATATAGGTATAAATCCCCAGTGATGCTTAACCAACTTGCAGATTCCTCAACAAATTGTTGTTGACGTTCCATCTCATTTGGCTTTCTCAACAACTGATTAGCCGCATGGCTTTTATCTAACTCTACTCGTTTGTTCCCTTTCCACTCATAAGCATAAAACCTTGCGTTTGCTGCCTTACCTGAAATTAGCTTTATCGCTGAATATGCAGAAATATTTTTCTGATAGCCCTCTTTTACATAGCTTTCTTTATTCTGTGTTAGCGTGTAAAACTGCCCATTGAAGAATGAATATACAGCCTTGTATAGATTATTAGTAACATTGTCGCTATTTGTAAAAGCCTGAAATGCTGCTTTTGTTCTGTTGAGTAAACCCATATGATTGATAACAATTTAAGCAAAAATACTAAAATTATTAGCAATAAACAAACTACCTTACTGCAAACTCAAACGACCTTACAAGTAATCGAAATATTGCTTGTACAAGTGCATCCTGCAAGTCATCGTGTTGCCCATTAGGGAAATTTAAAATACCTTGCTTGTCATCGTGGTATAGCTTATTAACTAAACTCTCTTTAATGTAAATCATTCCACTTTCTGCGAATGGTGTTACTTGTGTTGCTCGTGCTATCTTATCCCCTCCAGTTACCTTAACCTCAATAGCAGGGATACCTAATTTAGACAATGATTGTTTAGCACTCTTACCACTTGCTTTAGCTTCGATATGGTGTGGTGCTTTCTTTGACTTCATATAATTGATAAGGTCGGGAAATTCTAACCATTCAAAGCCAATATCTTGAATGTACATATCGTTTCCTAATTTACCACTCGTTACATAAGCACTTGCACTATTAGTTTCTTTTTCGGTGTACGCTAAATCCCAATCAGTTGCAAGGTTTACTAAATTCTGTGGGAAATCTGAATCAGGGATAACCTTAAACCACTTTTTCCATATACCACCATCTAAAGGAGCAGGTCTTTGCATCATTTGCCCTGCATAACCATAACTGCCTAAATCTATCTTCATATCGTGTAATACGTTTCTTGATAGTCGAATAGGGTCTAACAAACCATCTATATAATTATCCTTTAACTCAATCGGTTTAATATCTTCGCTTATTTCAGCAGGTAAACAAATATGTTTAATCTTTTTATCTTTCTTTTTTATCCAATTTCCAGTAGGGTCATCTTCGTGTAACCTTTGCATAATTAGAATAGTCGGGGTTACTTCTTTATCTACCTTACGAGTTGAAAGTGTGGTATCCATAAACTCATTAGCTTTCTTTCTGCTTATCTCACTAAATGAATCATTTGCGTTAATAGGGTCATCTACAATAATTAAATGAGCGTGGAATCCAGTAATAGTTCCAGTTACTGAAGTTGCGTACCTTTCGCCTCCTTTGGTGTTCTTATAATGCCCTTTGTTATTTTGGTCTGCTTTTAGTTCAATATCCCCAAAGTATGATTTATATTTATCGCTTTGGATAATATCCCTTGACCTAATAGCGTGGTCTAAACTTAATGAACTCGAATAAGATGCAGTAAGCACTCTAATAGTAGGGTCAATAGTCCATATCCAAGCAGGTAGCATAACAGTTGCTATCGTACTCTTTGAAGTACCAGGAGGGATGTTTATAGTTAAGTCGTATTCTTTAGGTATTCTACCTACTATACCCAATGAAAGGTTTTGCAATTCTTCGCATAAGTAGGGGATATGCCAATTAAAAATAAGAGTATCGGATATTATCTCACTCCAAAACTCTTGTACAAAAAATGAAAAATCTCTTTTACACTTCTCTGCTTTCGCTTTCGTCTTTAGTAGTTGCATTGATAATTTCCTCTAATGCTGCATCTGATAGCTTTGAATAGTCCACTTCATCGCTTGTATTGATTGTACCCCTTATTTCAGTAGGTATTAACTTCGCAGCGATGGTGTAAAAATCTCTTGGGTAATCTTTAGCAAATTGCACGATATTAACCTTTGGGTCTTCTTGAAGTTTGTTAAACGCTTCTAAAATAGTTTCTCGTACGGTTTTAGTAAGCCTATTAGGAGTTCCCTTACCCCTACCATTTGGATTACCACTTTTACCTTTCTCGAACGGCATATTGTTTATAATTGTTGTTTACAATAGCACAAAGATACTAATTATCTTTTAATTGCGAAATAAGGCTATTTTAAGCGTTCTCTTGCTTGTTTAAGTTTACTTTCATACCATTGTATCAAAATTTGATATGCTTTGTTATATCGCTTTATTTTAAGCCATTTTAATGTTTGCTTTCTATTCATAATATATCGTTATTTCTAATCAGCCCTAATTTCTCCACTTTAAGCACAAAAGCGACAAACTCTATCTTATCTTTTGGGCTAAAGTTTCTTTTTATCCTATTCTCGTATTTCTCAAAGGTAGGGTTTTCTCCTACTATCTCAATGCTTTTAGGTTGTCCATTGACTTTTAGTTTACATTCCCAGTAGCTTATCATTTCATTACTTGTGTTAATCGGTACATTTTACCTAACTGGTATTTACCGTTGTTTCTTGCATAGGCAGTTTTAACGCAAGGATATGCCATTTTGCAATTATAGTAAATTTCAAAGTATGCCCATTTTTCATCTATGTTTACGCATTTACCTTTTTCGGTTGTTGTTATTGCTCCAGTTCTGCACGAAGCGAATAGTAGGAGTATTGCACCCATTTTACATAAGTTGCGCCTATTTTTCATAATCTTGTCTTTAATTCGTTTAAAAGTTTGGCTTGTTGGTTGATGAATGGATTTACCATATTTTGTGTATAACCACTATCTTCATACATTTCATTGCTTATTTTCCTCAACACATTTATAGTGTTCTCCGTTGATGCGATGGCACATTGAACTGCCATATTAAAAGTCATCTTAATACACTCATCATTGACAATTTCTTCTACTTCTGTCCAATAACTCTCTACCAGTTCATCGGCTGCTTTCTTTGTTTCTTCTGCGTTCATCTCTATTTCTCCTCTCTGTTAAAAGTGCTTCTATAATAATGTTCAGAATCTGAATAATTATCTTGGTAATTACCGCATTCATCAAAAGCATCCATTATCTGTTGCTTCTCCATTTCTTTGGCTTGTCTTACAACCTCTGCTGCCATTGTTAATCTTTCCCTACTTATTAATTTTGCTATATCTAATTCTGTTAATAAAAAGTCTAATGCTGTTTGTTTTTCCATTTTGTTTGTTGTTTAAAGGTTATATAATTTATTAACGATTACCCTATTATCGAGAGGATTTAGTTATACCCTTACGGGATTTATTTTAATTGATTATTATATTTTATACCCTATCGGTATTATTTAATCTCGTTGTTTTAGTATCTTCTAACCCTAACCCTAAAACCAAACCTATTGTTTGCCATATACTGCACTCCAAATATATCCACCCAATATCTAATCATATCTCCACTAACTATATCTTGAAATGGTGCATTACCATCTTCTACCATTGTAATTCTACTAATTAAGTTTCTCATTTCTGTTTCTCCTCTCTGTTTAGGAATGCTTGGTAAAGTTCTTGGCTTGTTAATCCACTATTATTGTTGTCATATCTGCTATACAACGAGCCATACTTATAATTATACCCTTTTAAATCAGTCCATTGCATAAACTCCACCGCATCACTATGCCCTGCGTAGTCGTGCATATATTTGAATGCTTCTTCAATACCTGCTATCAATAACGCTTCTTCTTGTGCTGATAAATCCTGTGGTAGTGATTTAATAACCTTGTTATAACACTCCTCCGCACTACCACTTGGCTTTTCGAGTAAGGCGATGGCTTCTTGAAATAAATCTTCTGAGATAAGTCTACACGCTACTAATGGCGGTTGTCTTAATACTCCTAGCCTTAATCTATCATCGCCCTCTTTAATTTGTGGGATGGCTTTTAGTTTCTCTATTAGTTCCATTATTTTAGTGATTTAACATAGTTAATAAATCCAGTATATTCCTTTAGATACTGCTCGTTATCTTTATGTGTTTCTAATACTTGCGTTTCAAATTCTTCTAACGTACCTCTAAGGCAGCCGCACCAAATAATATCATCATCAAAGCAGTAGGTAGTCATTCGTTTAGCCGAACCAATACAAGCGACTTGTATGTATCTTTTATCTAAATCCGCAGAGCGCAAATTAGCAGAGCTTAAATTAGCAGAGTTTAAATCCGCAGAGCGTAAATTAGCAGAGCGTAAATCCGCAGAGCTTAAATCCGCACCACTTAAATTAGCAAAGCGTAAAAAAGCAAAGCTTAAATCCGCACCTCGTAAATCCGCAGAGCGTAAAAAAGCAAAGCTTAAATCCGCACCACTTAAATCCGCACCACTTAAATCCGCATAGCTTAAATCCGCAGAGCTTAAATCCGCAGAGCTTAAATTAGCAGAGCTTAAATTAGCAGAGCTTAAATCCGCAGAGCTTAAATTAGCAGAGCTTTCTATTGCTTTTTCTAATGTTTTTCTGATAGTATTACTCTTGCAGTCGTACTCAAATAATACACTTCCAAATATTGATTTGATTTCTATTTTCATCTTATTTCTCCTTTAGTTTGTTTTCGATTTCGGTTAGTTCTGCTTGCAACTCTGCTTTTCTCTTTTCGAGTGCTATGGTTTCGGGGCTTTTGTTACTCTTACTTTTATTATTTCCATTTTTTGTTTTGTTTAAATGCGATAGCCTACTCCCGAAGTTTCAGCTACTCGCAAAAGTTATTTAATTTTACTTATTGCCTGGTCTATGTAACCAATATATCTGTGTTGTGTATCGGCTTCTTTTTCTGCTTTTGTAGTTGGAATAGCTAAGAAATTTAACATCCAATCCAAATGTGTTTCTTTAAGTGAATTTAATTCCTCTAAATTCATTCCTTTTAGTTGTGCCTTAAAATTAAATCTTTTCATTTTGCGAGTTTTTTGATTGGGTTCTTACTGCTTTCCCCGTTTGCATATTCAAATATACAACCTATTTCTATTCTGTCAAGAACTATTTGCAATTTATAATCATTCTAAATAATAGGATTAAATAAAAAATAATCACATTGTTGTATTTCTACAAACTCATAATTAGGATATTCTGAACCCCAATATCTATTTTCTACCTTTATTCTTGCATTATTGCTTGTAGTGGCTAATACTGGTATTAATATTTCACTATTGGGTAAATAATGCCATTCTTTTTCTTTATTTGTTGTTATTATTTTAACAACAAACATTTTTTCTTTTCTTTTCATAACTATGTATTTTGTCGGGTAATTTCCTGCTCCTTGCGTAAATAAGCTATCTTTTGAGTTAATACATCTATAAACCCACTTGTAGCAAAGGAGTAGTTTTTTAACTCGGTGTACCTTTCATCGAATCTATTTTCGGTTTCTCTAAATTCTTTTATTTCCAGTTCGGCTCTCATTTGCCTATCGCCCATACTACCATCCCCGTTTATTACCCTATTTGCGTATTCTTGTTTGCGTAAAGCGTAGGCATCATTATAGCCCTTGTGTGCTGCCGTTTGTACTTCTACAAGGTAAGCAAGGTATCCAGCAAGTTTTAGGTTTAAATCAATTAACTGGGCTATTGACTGCGTTTTATTAGCTTCTGCGATGGCTAACTTTATTTTTTGGATTACGTCTTTCATTACTTTGTATTTAAAGTGTAAAATTCAATTTGTTTTATTAACCATTCTTTTGATGGGCTAAATGGAGTGTTTTTCTTTTGTTCTAGTTTATCAAATTCTTGTTGCCCTATTTCGTTTAGTAGTTTTCTTGTATATACAATGTAATTACCGTGCTTAAAAACATTGCATCCTGCACATTGGCATCTGCAATTATCCTCATCCCACCTAACTGATAAATGCGACCTACTCCAAAAGTGTCCATTCTGCATTGACTTTATAGGCTTCACAGAGCCACAAGTATAACACTCTACGTTACCACTATCATCTGCATATTTTTGTCGAATGTAGAGGCTAAAAATAGCGTCTAACTTCTTTTTTAACTGGGTTACGCTTTCAGTTTTCTTTTTCTCTACTTTTTTACGCTCAATCATATACTTTTGGGGATTAGTAGCAATATCACAAGACTTACATAAACCTCTTGCCCATATCCGTTTCTCTTTTTCGCACCTCTTACAAACTTTCATACTCTCTCTGTTTTAATCTTAAATACTGCTCAATAGATAGCATTTTACCATCCACCTCTAAAAATCCTTGTAAATATCCTACTTTGCTCTTAAACTCTGCAATCCACTCATTAACTAACTTTTGTTCCTCGCTTAATTCCTTTAGTTCCTGAACTTGATATTGTGCTTTTCTCTTTTCGCTTTGCTTTGCCTTAAACTCTGTAATCATTTTTATAGTCGCTTCGCTCATAGGCTCTCTTTTCTGTTCCTCTGCTTTCACTCGGTTAATTGTCGCTGCCTCTTGTGTTCTATTTTCACAATACGTTTCTAGCATCATAAAGAATGTAGGCAAAGCAAAACTACCATAGATTTTACCATACTTACCCATCTTTACGTTCTTCACAAAAAGTAACATATCATCCCACTTTAAGAAAAAGTAATCAGCTAAAATAATATTTACCACTTCCTTAATTTCCTCATCACTTAAACTCTTATGTTCATCTACTTTATAAACGCTACATACCTCTATAAGTAGTGCAGTAAGGTTAAGCACTATATTTGAGTTATCCTCGTTCCGTAGTGTCGCTAAATGCTTGGATTTGGATGCTATTATTCCCTGAACTGATAATCCTTTCGAGTCTGCTAATTTTACTAACTTGTCCATTTTGCTTTAAATATGCTTGTTCTTTTTGTTTACTATCGCTAAAAACTAAACCTTGATAACCTCCTGATATTGCTTGTTCGATTAATACTTTTTGATATTCAGGTGCAAACTCTGATAGCTTTTTTATTGCCAGTCTTATTGCCGTTTCTGTTTTGCTTTTCCATTTCGGCTCTGCAATTAGTGTAAGCATCAGTTCTGTTTGCTCCTCGCCTATATCAAAGGCTCTGCAATAAACTCTCACAAAGCCTTTTTTTTGCTCTAATTTCATAACTCAAATAAAAACATTGGTACATACTTTAAATAGTCAATAGTATCAAGTAAGGTTATATCATCAATCGTACATTCAACTCCTACGAAGTTATCGTATTTGTTTAATCCCTCACTTTTTAACCAGTTTAGGAAAATATCAGTTTTAAAGTGGAACTCATACTCCTCGCCTTGCACATCTAACTCTACATTGATAAAATCAACCTCATCGGTTTCAACTCTATGTGCGTTGTAAAGTTCAAAAGATAGTTTACGACCTTGCGTAATCTTATCTATAAATTCTTTTAGTTCTTGCTTGTTCATTTTGTTTGGGTTTTGTTTTTTCAAATATCGGTAATATTTCAATTCATATTTAAATTATTTGCTATTTGGAATCGTTCTAAAATATGGCAGTATTTGTTGTAAAACTGCACCTTATACCTCGAATCTATACTCATCATGTCTTTTATTCTATCTCGGTAGTAATTAATTGTAGAATGGTCTTTACCAAATACTCGCCTAATTTCACAATCCCTGAAGCCTAATAAGTTTAATACATAGGTGCTTTCTGCTCTGGTATCTACTACTATTCGTTTTCGGCAGTTGTTTTTTACTTCTGTAAATGATAATCCATTTATTTGTGCAACCTCTGTTATAATGTTTATTATCGTTTCAACAGAGTAATCCTGTACGTTTTTATTCCTAATGTAAAACCTATCATTGATAAGGTTTACTGCTTCTTTAGTTGGTGTTATTCCTACCAATTTAAAGAGTTCATCTGCGTTTATGTACATTAGTTTATTTTATAGTTTACAAAATATTTGCCGTTACTTTCTACTCTTTCACTTACAATGCTCTTACCCTCATTTCGTAAAACGTGGATGTAGTGTGCAAGTCTTGTTATCCTGTAATTTTGTATCGCTTCCCAACTTGTTATATTACCATATATTTCCAAGTGGTTTTTTATTAGTTCTTTCTGTTTCATTTTGTTTAAGGTTATGCCCCATTTAAGGGGCTTGTGAAATTTAATTAGGTATATTTGAAACTTTTACAACTTTATCTACACCATTTGTTAAATTAATATAGTTTATTGCTCTTTGTACTTCATTTCTAACCTCTGAATCATTCTCTAAACAAGAACCCATTACTGCATAAAGATTACCAGCAGTATGTAATAATACTTGTTCTTCATCTGCAACTGCAATAAAAAAATTATCACTATTTTCTATAAAACGGATTAACTCGTTTATGTCTTTTTTTGTTAATTTCATAATTTTAAATTTAGTAGTTTAATTAAAAAGGTAGAGAATTTAAATCCTCTGCAATATCCTCATTAGCATCGCTAACTTTTGCCTTTGGCACATAGTCATCGTGGTACAATGTATGAGTGTTGCCGAACTTATCAGGCTCTTTTAGTTCACTCATTGTTACTCGAATGTAACCTTTTTCATTTGTTGGTAATTTCATTAAATCATCCAGTTTCATAGATAAGTTAAAAAATACTCCGAATTTGCCTTTAATAGCCTTGCTATTGCCAACATACTTTTTTTCTGCCATTTTATATTTCTTTTTTTAGTTTACGATTTATGTCTGTTTGTGAGTAGTTAAAACCTCCGTTAATAATATCAATTTGAGAATTATAGATTGCGTTACTTAACTGCTCGTATCTTTCAGGTGTGATATTAAATGTTTCTAATTCACGCTCTAAATCCTCCTTAACCTCATTACTCAATGATGAAGTCTTTAGTATTGATATAAGCCATTCAATCTTACTATCATCTACTATCTCAAATTCGATATTATCTAACTCGTTAAAATCCATTATTGTAGAAATTCTTTTTTCTCTTTAACTAACTTTAAAAACTCATTATTTTTGTGCAAGTTCTTATTATTTAAGAATACTTTTTCTAACTCACTTACGCTATCTGCTTTAGCAATTAAGTCTATTACATTCTTATCTAATTTATCCCCTTGACTTGCTTTGTTACCATCATCATCTTCATCAATGTTAAGGTTAAGAATAGCACCAATAGCGTATCTTCTTTGATAGGTTATCACACTACCTGCATCTTGTGGGCTATGCTTTACTGGTTGCATCTCGTAGGTACTTTGCATATATTCCCCTGATGTATGTTGTAACCTCGTAGTTAGCTGATATAAGCCAGTAGGAAACTGAATAATAATTAACCCACAATCGGTCAAAGGCTCTGTAATAACGTCTAGGATAGTCGCTAATGAAGCGTACTTCGATTTAAAGAAAGGGTTATTATCTGATTTAATAATTTTACCTACTTTTTTATGGAACTCTAAAAGTGCCAATGGTAGTTTTTCTAATTTTTCGCTAGTTTGCATTTTTTAATCTGTTTAAGTGTTCGTTAAATTTAATTTGTTCTTTTTCTCTGATTTGGTATTTTAAGTACTCGCCTTGTAATACCTTGTCTGCGTTTCTATCGGCTCTCGCTTGGTCAGTTAAGCGTGTTACCTTTTCTAGTCGTTTATTCATATTTAAGTTCTTTTAAAAGTGTGTTAACTCTGTTTCTTAACCTTGCTTTAATTAGTGAATAAGTGCCTAAATTCTTAGAATGGAATGTTATTCCGTTGTACAAATCATTGTGCATATTGTGGCTCTGTAAATACTCTATGCTTACTTTCTGCCTACGTGCAAGGTTTACTAGCATTACTTCGTAATCGTTAAGCAATGCTAGTTTTTTTAGCCTATAATTCATCTTGTAATCGTTTAACGTAGTTTGATAATCTTGGATGCTCTAATTTTCGCATTAAATCAATAATCGCTAACTTTTCAGAAAGTAAATAGGCTACATTATACTCATCTACTAATACTTCGTATAGCATACCTGAATATAACTCAATTTCTTTATCAATTTTAGCGTTATCGCTATCTGTAAATTTTTCGGTCAATACACCTTGTGCATCTACTACCGTTGTTAGTTCTAAATCGTGTATCATTTTCGTTTTGTTTTATGATGCTAAATTAAGGTTATTTTTGCTCTTGTCAAGTGTTATTTGCAATTTAGAATGTTTCTAAATAATAGGCTTAATACTTACAAAGTGCTTTAATAGGAAATCGCAGTACTTCTTATCCTTGCATATTTCCGTTTGTGTTATCTCAATAATATAATCCGATAATTCCCTTGATGACATTTTCAAAATATCATTTTCTGCTATTTTTACCATTTTAAGCCATTTTTAAATATATGTTACTACTAATACATCAATCGTTGCTAAACTAATAGCTTAATTACAGAACCATCACAAATGAAATTACCTATTTCTAATCTTAAAAGTCTATTATCTTCAAATCGGTCGAAGTTTTTAGAAAAAGATACCTTTCTTTCTATGAATTTTAATTTCGCCCACTTTACTAATAGCTTATAAGCCATCCCTTGTGATACTCCTAATAATTTACTGATATGCTTTTGACCTGTTACTATTGATTTATTTACTGATTGAACACTTAAATTGTTATTATAAAAGCGATACTCTGCTTTTCTGATGTATTGCCCAGTTTCAATCTTATTTTTAATCTTAAAGTATTTGGTCTTTTGCTTTATTTTAAATTCTTGTCGCTTATAATTTGCTCGTGCGATTATGTATAGATTTCTTTCTACTAACTCGGTTAAATTGCCAAATTTACAGAAAGAATATTGTTTTATATTTTCGAGTCCAAGAATAGCAAGTATTTTACTATATGGTGCTATTTTAAAGCCATTAGGAATAACTTCTATTAAATTATGATTAATACCATAGTTAATTAGTTTTCGTGCTTTATAATCGCTTATTTTGAGTTTTTTAGATATTTCGTGTTTAGAACCAATAAGTACAGAATTTACATACTGCCTTTTAGCAGTAAAAGTAAACGATACAAAATTGATTTTATCTAACATTGGTATTAAATAGAAAAAGCCCTGCATATCGTGGAACTCGGCAAGGCTTTTTATTAAAATCTATTTAATTGTTTGGTAATGTATCTATGAGTTCCACCACAATAAATACGTTACTAATTGATACAAAATTACGCTTTTACTTTTACATTTCAAAATTTATGTTGAAATTATCCGATATTTTAAACGTATAGCTTTAATATGTTGAAGATATTTTAAACCTATAACTTTAAACTGTTGCATTTTTTGCAACAGCTCGAACTAATGTATTATTCACTTGTGGCTTACCTACTTTGATAAATTCCATATCTATCTTTTTCGCTGCCTCTTTTGCAGTATCAAAGTAATAGCAAGTATCTTTTCCGTTTAGCCTTATTTTAGCTTCGTAGCATTTAACTCCTGACCGATTAATGATAGCGTAAACGTATTTGTAACCAGTATCTTCTTTTAGCCTTGTGGCTGTTTTTCTTTGTCCGTAATTCATAATTTTAGTTTAATGGGGGACTTTTTAAAGTGCCTACAACAGAACTATTAGTGTCCCCCGATAAATTGATAGTGGTACTCTGACTTTTCAGAACTATACCACCCAAACCCTTAACAAACAATAAAAATTAGTTAAAATCTTTTCGGGTATAAAGAACGCTTCCTTGTCGGGAATATTTAAAGAGTAGCCTACTTGCTTATGCTTTCGGCTACTCGCAAAAGTTAGTTTAATTTAGATATTGCTTGGTCTATATAGCCAATATATCTGTGTTGTTTATCGGCTTCTTTTTGTGCTTGTTCTGTTGGAATAGCTAAAAAATTTAACATCCAATCTAAATGTGTTTCTTTAAGTGAATTTAATTGTTCTAAATTCATTCCTTTTAGTTGTGCCTTAAAATTAAATCTTTTCATTTTGCGAGTGCCTTCCTTGTGGTTGACGATTCAAATATACAACGAGTTTTTAATTTGTCAAGGATTATTTTTAATTTAGAATGATTCTAAACAAAAAAGCTCCGAAAGTGTGCATTGTTAAGAGGCATCCGAAGCAGTACTATTATACGATTATAATTCTGAGGCTATAATGGTATGCAAATATACTATTTTTTTTCTCTAAACAAAAAGGTAGCATTTCTACTACCTTTCCGACCTAAACAAAACTATATGAAAACACTACAAATGTACAAATTTTCTCACTAAAACAACTAATATTATACCTAAAATAAATCCAATCATAAATTTAGACAACCACGAGCTAAATCCTGCCTTTGTAGGCTCTTTAGTCACCTCTTTAGTATCTTTGCTCACTTTTACATCTTTCGTGCCTTGTAGCGTCTTATTTTGGCTTTCTGTGGCAATTATTCGCTTGATGTTAGTTATGTACTCTTTTCTGATAGTATCGTAGATAGTTTCATACTCGAAAATCGTTTCATTTCTTACGCTATCCTTTATCGAGTAAACCTCTTTAACAACGCTATCTATTCTCTGCTCGGTAACGTGCTTTGTTTTGCATCCACATAAACAAAGAATGTAGATAATTGCTATGTAAATAAGTAGCAGTCTATCTATCGCTTTTAGTTTCATATTCATCTATTAAAAAATCTATGTATTGCTTTGCTTTTTTTAAGTCCTCTACTCCGTTTTTATCTTTGTATCGGCAAATGTATTTTATTACGTTGCCCTCGTTATACCCAAGTTTATTTTTAGTGATAAACTCAATAGGCTGGATGGCTAACTTTGAGTAGTGAGTAGGGTTAATATTGTCGTTTACTTCTAATGTAGTGCTTATGTTATTAAATATATCTTCAAAGTATTTTAAATCAAGTATAGCATCATAACCATCTTCTGCTTTAAATTTAACTGAATTACCAATTAATATAGCATCATATATTATCCCCTCTCTTGTAAATGGTAGTATAGTATAATTTGCTTTCAATTTTACTTTTTTTGTTTCCATTTTTCTGCTTGTTTAGTTCTTATTAGTTTTTTTTTACTTTCAATTTGTTTGTACAAATCTTTTATTTCCTCTATTAGTTTTTCGATTTCATTCGTCATCTTCAAATTTAAAAAATTCAAGTCGTTGTTTGATTAGGTCTATTAATGTTCGTTGCATTTCGTGGCTTTCATTAGGGTAAAGATTAAATTTTTGGTCTTCTAATTTCATTGCCATATCAAAGAATAATTCAAGTTCCACTAGGGTTTGTGAATCTTCAATTTCCTCAATGTCGTCTATATTTGTTTCATCAGCCATACTACAAATTTACGATTTTATAGCCACCTATTAAAATATGTTTGTAATTCGTGCTATTTGCCCTTGTTCTTTGTGGTGTATAAACGCTTCAATAGCTTTAGGGGCGTGTTGATATCCATTTCTATGATGCCAACTATCTGTACCTGATGGACTTCTAAAACTTTCAACACAAACACTACCATAGTCTTTAGCTTTCTTGTGGTGGATGTGAGAAATATAAACATATCTATGTTTTGATGTATGCCAATGCTCTGATGCTTCTTGTGCCATCAGTAATGGCAAATCAGTTTCTTTTGCTCCATCTCCATGAGTAGTACCTATTAAATTACTACCATACTGGAAATACTTTCTATGCTGAATACCTACGTTAAACGTAATGTTTTTGCAATTTCTAAACCAAGCGTTTATAGTTTGTGCTAAAAAGAATCCATTTGTATAATCGTGATTAGAACTATCAAACTGAATGTGTATAGGTGCTATTTGCATAAGCATTTCAATAACTTCAATGTATAGCTTTTGAGCAAGTAAAAAATTATCAAACCACATACCATCGGTATCTTGTGGAGTTCCACTCGTTGTCGTTCTTTTAGTGTTATCAACGTGTAAAATATCATTTCCTATAACGAATAATATCTTATCAATATTAAAGCCTTTAGACTTCTCTAAAATGCCTAAAATACCATCCTTAACTCGTTTAATAATTAAGTCGTTATTATGTGCATCATTCGTTTCAAATTCACTTGCTAATTTACCTATATGGATATCAGCAGGATTGATAACTAAAAGGTTTGCATCCTTTAACTTTGGATACTTAACTACAGGATATTGTATTTTTTTCTTGTCAATATAAGCGAATAGTTCCTTTTCAAACAAATCAAAAGGTTTAGTTTTATTACCCACGAATAAAGAAAAATGCTCACTCTTAAACCAATAGTGTTTTACCTCATCTTTTGGTATTCCTTTTTCTTCACACTCTTTCAGTAGTGCATCGTGCTTATCTCTATACTCGTTAATGATTGCTAACTCATCTAAAGTAACTGGAATTGTTTTGGTTTCAAGTGTTTCATTATCTCTTAAATAATCCCTTACTGATTGTCTAG